GGCCCCTTTGGAGTCCCAACCTCCTTATGACACGTTATATGTATTTTATTTTTGATTTTGTCGTTTTGGTCTTTTTGGTCTTTTTAGACTTTTACTTATAACAAGTAACACCCCCTACAAATTGCCGACTTTTTGAAAAACACTGGCGGCTCTGGCGAGATAGCGGCAATCTCTTGCCACAGCTTGTTTTGCGCTCGCCAGTTATTTACGGTAGTCTGGCGGCTCTGGCGGTAGAATTTTACTTGTAAGTTATTATGGCAATACTACTCAAACCAGAAATAGGCGTACCTTTGTCAGAAGATTTATCTAATATGGATTTGAAAGACAGGGCTGAAGCAGCGTGTAACACTGCTATGGAGTTGGCAAAAGAGGGGTTGGACATCACTCCCACTTCAGAAGATCAGGATGTTGCCGCAAAACTTGCAGTAGCATATGCAGATGATCCCGACAAAACGTCCAAAAAAGTAACAACTAAGCGAGCCGCAGCCTTGACTCCCGCATCTTTAGTGCTTACAGACACTATATTAAAAGAGTTTGGGCACTCAGTAGCAGAAAACGCTACGCAAATACGGCATCTAGTTACGAACAAGTTGTTGTTAGAGTCAGAAAATGCAGACCCACGTGTACGTATCCGTGCGCTGGAGCTTCTAGGTAAGATCTCTGACGTAGGATTGTTCTCAGAAAAGTCTCAGGTGACCATAACACACCAATCTACTGAAGATTTGCGTAATAAGTTACGTGGAAAACTTGAGAAGATAATTTCTACAGCAGACATTGAAGACGCCGAATACACTACACCTGTTGAATTTGACGGTAATCTCTTGGACGTAAATGCAGAATTAGGCGAAGACGACTACGATGACTGAATCGGCGTTGGAGTTTACTGAAGAAGAAGTTCAGCAGATGTTGGATAACCTTGACAGCTACACGCCAGAAGAGATTGTCGAAATAGATCGTATAGTAGATGAGCTAGCGCAGCGCAGATTAAACGTCGCGGCGTATGATGACCTCATAGAATTTTGCAAGCGGATGCAATCTGACTTCATTGTTGGCAAACATCACCGCATATTGGCCGATTTGCTCATGGCTATTGAGCGTGGGGACGAGGATCGCATCTGTGTGAATATCCCACCACGTCACGGTAAGTCTAATCTTGTGTCTATTATGTACCCAGCGTGGTTTCTGGGGCGTAATCCCAACAAAAAGGTGATGATGGTGTCCCACACCACCGACTTGGCGGTGGATTTTGGGCGAAAAGTACGTAATTTGATCTCCACGGACGAGTATCAGGCTATTTTTCCCACTGTACAGCTTGCAAGTGACTCAAAATCAGCCGGTAGATGGAATACAAACACGGGTGGGGAGTATTACGCCTGTGGTATTGGCTCATCCATCGCTGGACGAGGCGCAGATTTGCTATTAGTGGACGATCCGCACTCAGAACAGGACGTAATCAACGGTAATTTTGAGACATTCTCCAAAGCATACGATTGGTTTACCTTCGGAGCGCGTACTCGTTTGATGCCGGGGGGCCGTGTAGCCATAATTCAAACCAGATGGCACATGGATGACCTAACTGGGCGTGTGGTTAAGGATATGACGCAGAATGAGCGGGCAGATCAGTACGAGATCGTAGAGTTTCCTGCTTTATTGGATGTAGATGACGAAGAAACGGGCGAACCCATACAGAAACCGTTATGGCCTGAGTTCTTTGACCTAGAAGCACTGCTTCGCACCAAGGCATCTATGCCTACGTTTCAGTGGAACGCACAGTATCAACAAGAACCCACTGCAGAAGAGGCCGCGTTGGTCAAACGCGAGTGGTGGCAGATGTGGGAGCAGGGCGATCCACCGTCTTGTGAGTATATAATCATGTCGCTGGACGCAGCAGCAGAAGCACACAACCGAGCGGACTTCACAGCACTCACCACGTGGGGGGTGTTTCTTAATGAAGAAACTGAAGCCTTCAATATCATTCTATTAAATAGCATTAAGAAGCGCATGGAGTTCCCAGAGCTAAAAGATTTGGCTATGGAAGAATATGCTGAGTGGGAACCGGACGCATTTATTGTGGAGAAGAAGTCTTCGGGCACTGCGCTGTATCAGGAGATGAGGCGTATGGGGCTACCTGTATCTGAATATACGCCTCACAGAGGATCAGGTGATAAACTTGCACGATTAAATTCAGTATCTGATATTGTGGCGTCTGGTTTAGTGTGGGTTCCACCTACGCGGTGGGCAGAAGAGGTTATAGAGGAGATTGCTGGGTTTCCGTTTATGAGTCACGACGACTTAGTTGACTCAACGGTCATGGCACTCATGCGTTTTAGACAAGGTGGGTTTATTAGGCTACCGACAGATGAACCTGAAGAACAGCGATATTTTAGGCGGCGTGGAAGCGGCTATTACTAGAGAATATTTATGGCAGTAGATAAAGGACTATACGCAGCCCCCGCAGGTCTGGAAGCAGAAGCTGTAGAAGAAAGTGCGCTTGAGATAGAAATAGTAAACCCAGATATGGTTACTCTGGATGATGGCTCTGTAGAGATAACGCTCATACCTGACGCTGACATAGGTGATACTGTCCCTTTTGATGCCAACCTAGCTGATGTTTTAGGTGAAGATGTTTTAAGTAAAATTTCTAGTGATTTGATGGGCGCAGTGGATGCGGATACGTTTAGCCGCAAAGATTGGGCGGACAGTTTTGTCAAAGGTCTTGATGTGCTGGGCTTCAAATATGAAGAGCGCACTGAACCGTGGGAAGGCGCATGTGGCGTGTACTCCACAGTGTTAGCCGAAGCAGCCATACGCTTTCAAGCGGAAACTATGTCTGAGACATTCCCTGCTGCTGGGCCGGTCAAGGTTAAAATTCTTGGGGAAGATACAAAAGAAAAAGAAGAAGCTGCACAGCGCGTAAAAGCCGATATGAACTATGAGCTTACTGAGCGCATGGTGGAGTACAGACCCGAACATGAACGCTTGCTATACAGCCTTGGCTTAGCGGGTAGCGCATTTAAGAAGGTCTACTACGACCCAAACATGGGTAGACAGGTAGCGGTGTATATCCCCGCTGAAGATGTGATTGTTCCCTACGGCGCATCCAACGTGGAGAGTGCAGAACGTGTTACGCATATTATGCGTAAGACAAAGAACGACCTTAGAAAACTTCAAGCCTCTGGGTTCTACAAAGACATAGAGCTTGGTGAACCACAACCGTATCACACAGATATAGAAGAGCGGAAAGCTGAAGAGGGTGGATACTCTATAACAGATGACAACAGGTACGCTGTTTATGAGATTCACGCCGACATAGTTATAGAAGGTGTTGATGACTCTGATGAAGAGATCGCCAAACCTTATGTAGTGACAATAGAACGTGGTTCTGGTGAAGTCTTAGGTATAAGACGTAATTGGGATCCTGATGATCCTTTGATGCTGAAGCGTCAGCACTTCGTGCATTATGTGTATGTGCCCGGATTTGGATTTTATGGATTAGGTCTGATTCATATAATAGGGGGGTACGCTAAAGCGGGAACGTCCCTAATACGACAGTTGGTAGATGCCGGTACGCTGTCTAACCTGCCCGGAGGTCTCAAGTCTCGCGGGTTACGTATTAAGGGTGATGATACTCCCATAGAACCGGGAGAGTTTAAGGATGTAGATGTACCATCAGGCAGCATTCGTGACAACATCATGCCGCTTCCATATAAGGAACCAAGCCAGACCCTACTTGCTTTACTCAACCAGATAACGCAGGAAGGCCGTAGGCTGGGTGCCATCAGCGATATGAACATTTCGGACATGTCAGCAAACGCGCCTGTGGGCACTACTCTGGCCCTTCTAGAACGTACTCTAAAACCGATGGCCGCAGTCCAAGCTCGCGTTCATTACGCCATGAAACAAGAGTTTAAGATGCTCAAGCTGATAATGGCTGAGTACGCTCCTGCAGAATATGCTTACGAACCCGTGCGGGGAGAAGTGACCGCAAAGCAAACAGATTACATGATGGTGGACGTGATTCCCGTCAGTGATCCGAACAGTTCTACGATGGCACAGCGCGTAGTCCAGTATCAAGCCGTACTACAGATGTCGCAAACTGCACCACAGATATACGACTTGCCGCAGTTACACAGGCAGATGATAGAGGTGTTGGGCGTTAAGAACGCTGATAAATTAGTACCTACAGAAGAAGATGCAGTCCCAGTAGATCCTGTAAGCGAAAACATGAACTCACTCACGGGCAAGCCTATAAAAGCCTTTATATACCAAGATCACGAAGCACATATCGCAACACACCAATCGTTTATGCAAGATCCTATGGTGCGGCAGCTTATAGGGCAGAACCCTCAAGCACAGTCAATCATGGCAGCACTGCAGGCACATATTGCAGAGCACACAGGGTTCTTATATCGCAAGCAGATCGAAGAGAAACTTGGGGTCAAGTTGCCTGTGCCTAACGAAGCGTTACCAGAGGATATTGAACTGCAGATGTCACAACTTATGGCAGACGCGGGGCAACAGTTAACACAACAACATCAGCAGCAAGCCGCACAACAGCAGGCCCAACAGCAAGCGCAAGACCCTGTGGTGCAGATGCAACAAGCCGAACTGCAGGTAAAACAACAAGAAGTGCAGCGTAAAACGGCAAAAGATCAAACAGATGCACAGTTGAAACAACAAGAACTACAATTAAAAGCACAGAAAAACCAAGCGGATGCTATCATTGACGCAAAACAGCTTGAGATAGAACAGCAAGAGTTACAAATAGACGCGCAGAAAGCAGGTGCTAAACTAGCGGCTGATAGAAGAAAAGACAGTACTAAATTAGATTTAGATTTATTAAAGACCATTAAGGATTCAGATAGGACTCAATAATGGCTAAAACCGTCCTAGACGTACTAAAAGAAAGAATAGAGGTTGACAGAGCTTCTGCACTACAATTTTTGAGCAGTGGGGGAGCAAAAGACTTCTCCATGTACAAGGAAGCCACAGGTTTGATTCGGGGTTTTGAAACCTGTGTGAGCTATATAGAAGACCTCTCGCGCAATTTGGAGTATGAAGATGACTGATATTGTAGAAGCAATAGTCACCGAAGAAGAGTTTGAGGCTCAAATACCCGTGCCTGTAGGGTATAGAGTGTTGATCGCCATGCCACACGTCGAAGAGACGTTTGATGGCACCGACTTACTTAAATCTATAACCACAAAAAACCACGAACAAGTCATGTCGATTATTGGGCTTGTGCTGGATATGGGCGAACAAGCCTACTCTGACGCAGACCGTTTCCCTACTGGCCCGTGGTGTAAGCAAGGAGACTATGTAATGTTCCGTGCTAATACAGGGACTAGGTTTTCAATAGATGGTAGAGAGTATCGTTTGATGAACGATGATTCTATCGAAGCTGTCGTACCAGATCCTCGCGGTGTTGAGAGAGTATAAGGAGTAAGTTATGGCGTTTCAGAAAGTAGAATTTTCTTTCCCTGATTCAGAACAAGAGGATGCTGTATTGGAAGTGGAAGGCTCTAGTGAAGTAGAGATTGATTTATCTGGCAAGAAAACAGCAGAAGACTACAAAGAGACAGAGGTAGAACCAGAAGTAGAGACTGCAGCGACGGAAGAAGATATTGAAATCGAAGTTGTCGATGATACCCCTAAAGCTGATAGGAACCGTAGACCCTCAGAGCCACCAAAAGACGTTACAGACGAAGAGCTTGCAAACTATTCAAAAAAAGTTCAGCAACGCATAAAGCATTTTAGCAAAGGCTACCATGATGAACGTCGTGCTAAAGAACAGGCTCTACGAGAACGCGAAGAACTAGAAAGACTGGCTCAAAAACTTGTAGATGAGAACAAAGAGTTAAAGGGTAACGTAAATAAAAATCAAGAAGCGTTACTTGAGCAGGCTAAAAAAGCCGTGGCTGCGGAATTGTTGCGAGCAAAACAAATTTATAAAGACGCTTACGAGTCAGGAGAAGCAGATAAAGTTATTGAAGCGCAGGAAACTTTAACTAGCGCAAAAATAAAATCTGATAAGCTAAATAACTTCAAAGTGCCTCCTTTACAAGAAGAAAAAACTTCGGTACAAGATGTTACGACTAATGCACAGCAACCGTATGATGCTCGTGCAGAAGAATGGAGAAAGGAAAACTCTTGGTTTGACCAAGACGAAGAAATGACAAGTTTAGCTGTAGGGCTACATCACAAACTGGTAAGACAGGGTGTAGATCCTACAAGTGACGAATACTACGAGCGCATTGACGCCCGTATGCGAGAAGTGTTCCCAGAAGAATTTGAGGACGCATCAACACAAGTAGAAGAGAAGCCCAAGCCAAGGTCAAATGTGGTGGCCCCCGCTACGCGGAGCACCGGCCCTAAGAAGGTCATACTATCGCCGTCACAAATGGCTCTATCTAAGCGTTTAGGTATAACTCCCCAAGAATACGCCAAGCAAGTGGTTGTATTAGAACGAGGAAATCAGTAATGGCTGAGAACAGAATCAAGAGAGATAGCGAAACCCGCGAGACAACTACTCGTAAGCGTTCGTGGCAACGGCCAGAGGTATTACCTTCGCCAAAGCCGCAGGATGGCTATGAGTTTCGTTGGGTGCGTGTATCTACTCAAGGTCAAACAGACGCTACCAATGTTTCCTCAAAACTACGTGAAGGTTGGGAGCCAGTTAAAGCTGAAGATCACCCAGAGTTTGCAA